GTACAGCTTTGAAGTCTTTAAACTTCTTATTGAGACCATCTGCTAACTTTTGTGCAAGTTCGTCCCTTCCCGCTATTTCGTCGGGTGTAACTTTTTGTTTTGCCATGTCGTTTATGAATTAAATAATTCTCCGAATGCGTCTTCTATATCGCTTGTTGTGGTTGTTTTTGCTGAAGTAATAGGTGATTTAGTTGTTGTGCCATCAGCCTCATTGTCCTCTGGGTTTAGCCACTTTTCCAACTCCTCTTTCATTTCCTCATAAGACAGCTCAGTAAACATCTTTACCAATTCAGGTTGCTCATTAACAATCTTATTTGCAATATCCTTATCATCTGTAGCAGGTGTTGTGTTTGGTTTTACACGTACTGTAAATGTTGGATATGATCCTTCTTTGTCCGGTGCTGCACATTCAATTGTAATATCACGACCTTGCATTAAATCTGTAATATCTCCATAGTCTGGATCTGCAATAACCCCTAGAAGTTCAGTGTATATTTTTTTACCAAAAGCATAAAACTTAACTCCTTCTGATTCTTGTCCACGAACAATTACTGGAACATAACAACGGAATTTTGGTTCGATCTTGCGACCTAATTTCCAATCCTCTTTATCACCACTCTTTTTTAATTTTTCTGCGAACTCTAAAATTGGATCAGGCTTTCCAAAGCTTGAAGGAGATAGCATTGTTTTTTTGCCAATCTCGTAATGAAAGTACAGTTCTTGAAAGGGGTTTGCTTTGTCGTAAGCGTAGGGTACTATACGAATTTGTGATTTTCCTACTGGTGGTTTCCAGAACATGTCTGCATTTTTCTTGTTACCACCACTCGACTGAAGCTCGCTTAGCTTCGCTCTGATTGCATCTAAATCTAGTGCCATTTTACTTTGTTTTTTTGGTTTATACTTTATTTAACTGTCAAGTTAAGTATTAAGTTTTAGAGCTGTTTTATGTTTTAATTATGCTCTGTATTTCTGCTGACTTAACTCTTTGACTAATATATGAATTTTTAACCGTTATTGCAACTCTTTTATATTAATTAATCTAAACAACCCACTTCTATCGGATAACATTAGTTTATTTTTGTATTGTATCCAATCTATACGATAGTTTTTATCTAATACTCCATTGTTTAATTCACAAATTAAAGTGTTTAGTGCATTAATACTATATAGTGTCTCTGTTTCTTTTTTTCGATTGATTGTAATTGTATCACTCAACCTACTTCGGGTGGATGTAGTGTTATACACACACACTATACTGTTTAGCGCTTCCACATACTGATAACACTTCATGTTTGAAACACAATCAACCTGATAAGTTTTGTGTATTTTAGCAATGCAAGAAGGTAGCTCCTGTAAAGTTGTGAATGTGCAAAGTAATTGTGATCCCATTGTATCTTAAGCCTCGTCTGGTTTTTCTGAATTGATCTTTCCGAGTATTGTTTGCAACACTTTAATCTGATCGTTTAGAGCCTTGATTTGCTCTTGTTTAGTTTTAATTCGTTGATCCATTTCTTTTTTCTCAGCTGCAATTTCTGCTGCTGTCTTTTCATGAAGCGGCTGCTTTCTATACTTAATATTGTTTTCTTTAAGATAGGTTTCTACTTTTAATCTTAAAACACTCTTTAGGTGTTCGTGGGTCGATTCCTTTTTCATACTAATAAATAGTAACGCGATTACAAAAAAGACAAATTTTTATAATTTAGTCCCCCTTTGAGTTTAACAGGAAACGCATCTGTGTCAATGCAGTTGGGTATTAATGCTTTTGTAATAACATCTAACTCACCTGGAGCAACATCAAACAAGATGCTGTCATAGGTGTATAATATAGGTATTGATTTTAATTCATGTATTTTTAAATACTCTAATATAGTATGCAATATTTGTGCATTGTTTTCAGTTTCATACATCTGGATGTAATAGTTGAACAGTGTGTGTTCATTGATATCTTGATAATTGGACCTAAACAACCTCCTACCGGATATTAAGCTATCCACGTGTCCGTGCACAAGCATGTGTTTCCAAATTTCTTTAGAAAAATTATCTGCTGCTGCAAAGAACGGTATGTTTAAATAATCTTTTCTAATTCCTCCGTACAGCTGACGAAATGTATCCTCTTTTGCTTTTGCAATTTCATTCAAAGTTGGAGTGGTTGTATTGTAGTAGTATTGTGCCAAATGCTCGTAGACATCTTGCTGCCCAAAATCATATCCAACAATACTTGCAATTAATCTAGGATGGTATGAATTAAAATCTAACTCTAATAACGATCCCCCCTTAAATCTACTTATAAAGCACTCTCGCGTAGCGTCTTCTTTTGGTAAAGCTGCAAAGTTTACTCCTCCAAACCTATTGCTTGGCCGGCCTGTTATTGTATGTATATTGTATTGTGTGTAACATTTATCATCTTCTAAAGCAAAAGTACGTTCAAATGTTTTGTTAAACTTATCAATATCTACTTGAATGCCATTGCTTTGTATTATTAGCAGTGATCGCTTTAGCTTATTTGCGTAATAATCTAATCCTGCTGGCAATTGTTGGTCAAAATAGTTTTTATATATTTCAACGGCTTGTTCTTCTAATTTTACTAAACCAATAAGTGCATTTGTTTTTATACACTTTGACAAGGCTCGATTATAATGGTTTGCCATGACGCATGTATCAATTTCATAATTTTTATTTGTACGAAGATAGTACATTAGCTCAGTGTCATGATCTTCTATAATATAATTATTTGACATTAATATTGCTTTATTGGTTGTGTATATCTTCCCTGTAAGAAACTCAAGGTTGTTAATGTGGAATAAACCTTCTGGATGACAAACGCTTACAATATAAGACTGAGCTGTATTAATGTTAATTATTCCAAATGCTACAATGCGTGTGCAGCTTGGATGTAGTCTATCGTCTATTGATATAGGATGTAACAATACATCTTTACCCCTAAGTTCATTTAACTGCTCTACATTATCTATAACCATTGTGATAATATAGGTTTTTTTTTGAAACTTTACAACAGTTATGGAATTATTCTACCAGTTATTGGGTCGTATGTTTTTTTAATTATTACTCCATTGTTTTTATATTTTGGTCTTATATAAAGAGAGTCTACATCACTAAAGGTCGTTTGTTGTGTTTCTAAAGCAAATTGAGTAAGGCTGGGTATTGCATAGATAAGTCCTGGTATCTGTGCAGAAGCTATGGTAATAGTTCGTCTATTTTCTTCTCTTATGGCAGAAAGAGTTCCTGTTAATCTCCACACAATACTAGTATACGCATATAATGCACTATCTATACCGTTCTCCTGTCCTATGCCATCAAACTGCGATTGTTTTATTTCAATGGCATATGAATTAACATTGTATCTTTGTACAAAAAATCTAACATCAAATCCAGAAGTATATACTCCTTCCTCACTACGAGCAACATACAAATGTGGAACTGGACGGGAATATTGTTTTACTTTCGGATTAAAACGAAATATACTATCGTACACAAAGCTGTCGTGATTAGCATAATATGGATATAGACGTATACGTCTTTTAGTGCCTTTTCCATCGTCACTTTCCGATGGTCCAGCAAACGCTGATCCATCTTTTAAGAGGTAATATTCACCAAAATACTCTTCCCCTTCCTCAGTTGTAAACTCCTTCCCTTTTGTATAAAAAAAGCTATCACCGCCGTTTCCTATTCCTGAGAATTTGGAAGTGCGAAAGTTTTTTTTATCGTGTACTTGTGGCATACTTATAGTTTTTACTAACTTTTGCGTCTAGCTATTGTGTTTACTTTGGTTGTCCAATCGTTAGCAGTTACAGAATGTTCAACTTTCATTACTTGAAAATCCCAACCCTTAGCAACATCCGGAGGAAGACGATCAGAACTTATAAATTGTCCAAACTTAAAGCCACCTATGCCATCACACTCAAATCCAAAATCAAAAGGTAATTGTGTTCCCTTGCAGTGATCAGGTACTCCGTCATCAGATAACTTTGCAATATCGCCGGTTAATTGAGATAGTAGCGCATTAACAGTTTCGTCACTAACATACTTTCCAGTCTCCTTTTGCAAACCTGACAGAGTTGGTGAATCTGCTTTTTCTACGTCACTTACCTGATCACAGAAGCACTCTTTTGGTGCTGCTGGTCTTGCACTAGGCATTGCGGAGTTTTTAATACGCTTTCCTAATCCAAACGGCTCAAAAGCTGCTCCTTCACATCCATTTGCATCTCCATCAGCACCAGTGTTTCCACCTCCCTTTTGTTGAGTTCCGTTTGAGTACAGTGCTTGTGTTTTCATGGCACTTGTCATTTTTAAATCCAAGTTCATGCCGCGGATAGCTGATGTTGTACTAGTTGATGGCACCTGCCAAGTAGTCCCCGCAGCAACTGCTTTTTTGTTATCAACAACAGTGATGCGCCCACCTTTGTTACCACCCTCGCATGATGCTCTTTCTGTTTCACTGTCAGACACTACTTGAATATCCCAACAATTACCACACACGCGGTTTAGTTCATTGAGTACATTTCTTACAAACGTTAATAGTTGTTTATCGCCATCTAGTACTTTTTTTAATTCTAGTTTTAAAAATAAAACATTAATCCTCATATTGCACAACGTCAACAAACCACCACTATATGCATCTCCAGCACTTCCACCTTTACCTTCCATTGTGCCAGCATGGCTATCGCTTCCTCCAGGCATGTGAGCAATGCGGGGGTCTACACACATAGCAAGACTGTACTTATTTACGTGATCAAATTGTACTTCGCTTGTGTCGAGCATGCCATATGAAAAGTCAGGATCGTTGGGTAATGCTAAGCAATTAATAGCTGCCTCTACAGCCCCCCACGTGACATATTGCTCAGTAGTATCGTAATCGTTAAACCAAGTACCTTCATAAAAAGAAGAGTCGTCTCCTCCTGCTTCAGTTCGAGCCTTTCCTAAATAATTTCGAGATTCCCAAGCAATGTGCTGTTTAAGTTTTGCTGGTGCTGCACTCGTCAGCTTACCAATCCACTCTCCGCATGCAGCTGAATTTTTAAAACTGTCTAGAAAAAAAGCATACATTTCTCCGTTTTTTTGAGCTAGCTCTTTCTTCTCACCTTCTGTTTCTATTTCATTCTTTCGTGCACATCCACATTCAGTACTTGATATGTTACTTTGTGAAAAAGCTTCAGCCGGTGAGTTAATTTCAAGCTCACAATCCCAAGAATTATCCGATTGTAAGCCGTACTTGAAATTAGCAACAATACCCTGAAAGCCATCATTAGCTGGACTTGAGATTTGGAGGAGTTGGCAAACCGATTCAGCGCGTGCACCGGTTCCAGAGTAAATTGTAGGTGCTGTTCCAGTGCAGCTTTCGCTCCACCCCCACTGCACTCGCACATCCATTCCTGGAATAAAATAACATTTTTGTAACTCAATAAGATGTTCGTCTGTAAAACACTTAAGTTTAACTACACTCTTTCTTGTTGTTCCTAACGAACCTAAAGCTGTTACATCCATACCTGTGATAATTGGCCACGGTAATAGCGTATCTGTATCATACATTGAGGTTTCTGGTGAACCTCCAAAAACTGCAAAACCTCCTGCTGTATTTCCCAATGGACTAAAAGTACTACCACACGTGTTTGCCATAGACATTAGATGGATCCATGGAACTCGAGTTGATGTCCATTTTAATAGTTTTGCAGCATCTGCTCGAGCTGCAAATTCAGATGTAACTGAGCCTGGGACTGCAACAGCCGCAAATGGGTTTCTTGCCATAACTTTAAGTATTAATATTATTTAATTCACTAAGATCCTTTATTATTTTTCGTAATTGGGATGGAATGCGTAATTGTGTTCCTGGTGTAATTTGTT